AGCCAATTTAGCGACTTTAGGCGGTCAATCGTATGGAACGGCATTTAATGTAATGTCAAAGCCATTTGATTACAGAGGACAAGTTCAAACCTCGCTAGATACCTCTGGAGTGGCTAAGATGCCTGTGAATGCAGGCACTACGGGTCAAGAGGCGATCATGTCGCGCCTAGAGCCTAGCCTTGCAAAGAACCGAGTTAGCACAGAGACTCAACTGATCAATCAGGGTTTGCGACCAGGCTCGGAAGCCTACGACAACGCCATTAAGTTACTTGGTCAACAAGAAACCGACCAAAGAACGCAAGCAGCTTTGCAAGGCATTAACCTAGATATGTCTGCCAACACCCAAGGGTTTAACCAAGCCCTACAAGGTGGACAGTTTGGAAATACTGCCCAACAACAAGCCTTGGCACAAGCCATTACACAGCGTCAATTACCTCTCAATGAGATCAACGCGCTTATGTCTGGCTCACAGATTCAAAACCCAACATTTAGCCCTTACTCTGGGTCTAATATTGCACCACCTCCGATTGCTAACGCAACTGCCCAACAAGGTGCATTTGATCAAAATACCTATAACCAACAAATGGGTTCATATAACCAGAATGTTGCTGGTTTATATGGATTGGGTGGTGCTGCCGCTTATGGTTTGGCTAAATCTGACCGCAGACTGAAATCCAACATCAATCGTATTGGCACACATAAACTTGGAATCGGCATTTATGAGTACGACATCGAGGGCAGACACGAAATAGGTGTAATGGCTCAAGAGGTTGAGCAAGTGATGCCAGAGGCGGTTATACACCACCCAGATGGATACATGATGGTTCAGTACGGGAGGATAAATGCCTGACATTAACCTAAACCCTTACACGGCAGAGACTGCCGCGATACAGCGCAGATTACAGATGGCGCAAATGCTTGGTCAACAAGCATTACAACCTTTGGAAGTTCCCCAACAAGCAGGCGTTAGGGCAAGTCATCTAAGTGGATTGGCTAAAGTTCTGCAAGGCTATATGGCGGGTTCAGAAGAGAAATCTGCACTTGAGGCTTACAAAGACCTAGCCGACAAATACCGCGCAGGAAACGCGGCAGATGTAAGTGGTTTCCTAGAAGCAATCCAAGGAACGCCAGCCAAGGAATTGGCAGGCCCTGCACCCCAAGGCGCACCAACAGGCGTATCGCCCGAAGGAATGCAAGGCGGTTACATACAGCCTGCTCAAGCCCCTGATAGAACACGCGCAATGGCACTAGCCCTTGGTTCGCAAAGCCCTGCATTACAAGGTGCGGGTGGGGCGATGTTGAGCCAGATGATGACTCCAAAAGCACCTATCCAAGTGGCTGCTGGTGGAACTGTGCTAGACCCTGTGACCATGAAACCTATCTATAACGCACCTAAAGAGCGAACTGGTGAATTGGGTGTTTATGATGAATATGTCAAACAGCAAACTGAACTTGGCAAAAAGCCAATGAGCATTGACCAATTCATTATTGAGCAAAAGAAAGCTGCTCGAAATGTTACTGTCAATCCTAGAGAAAGAATGCAATTTGACCCTGTACGGGGTGGCGTTGTTAATCTAGATACTGGTGAATTTAAGCCCGTAGTTAGCCCAACTGGTGAGCCTATCGGTGGTCGTGAAAAGCCATTGACCTCTGGTGAAGTTAACAAAATCACTGACATTGATACTTCTTTAGGAACTCAAAAAAGACTTAAAGACACATTTGATGACAAATATGCTGGTTACAAATTACAAATGGGCGGTGAGTTAGCCAATGTCATAGGAAGTAAATTTGGCGGTGATAACCAAGCACAAGCAGAGTGGTGGGCAGCTCACGCGGCTAACGACAACATTGCGCGAAATGCTTTATTTGGTGCGTCATTGACTGCGGGTGAACAAAAAGCATGGGAAAAGACATCCATTAACCCTGGCATGAGTCCCTCAATGATCAAAAACAGAATGGCAGAGCGTGAGGCTTTGATTGAGGCTAAACGCAATACCACAGTAGAGAACTTGGGCAAGGCTGGTTACGATGTAAAAGGATTTAAAGAAAAAACAGATTTTTACAATCCATCGGTTAATACCCCACCAGTAAGTGCCTTAAAAGAAGGGCAAACCACCACCTTTGCTAATGGTCAGAAATGGACATTACAAGGTGGCAAACCAGTTCAGGTGAAATAATGGCTACAAACCCTTGGGAAGTTGTTTCAATCGCACCAATAGCCAATCAAACAACCACTCAGGCTAATCCTTGGGAGGTTGTCCAACAAACCCCACAACAACCTAAATACATGGGTTATGGGGAGATGATGGGTCAGGCGGTACAAAACATTATTCCTAGTGCCACCAACATGGCAACAGGGCTATATCAAGCGGTTACTAACCCTGTTCAGACAGTTTCTGGGTTGCTAGATGTAGGTGCTGGTGCGTTACAAAAAGCCTTGCCAAAATCCGTTGTGGACTTTGTAAACCAGTTTGAGAGCAACCCCGAAGCGGCTCAACGCGCAATGGATGCCGCTACTGCGGTAGGTGGCGCAATGAAAGAGCGTTATGGCTCGGTTGAAGGCATCAAGAACACAATAGCGACTGACCCTGTGGGTGCTATGGGTGATTTGTCTACTTTGTTGGGTGGTGGCGCATCTTTAGCAGGGCGCATTCCTATGGCTAGCAAGGTAGCGTCTACGCTATCAACTGCATCGGATATAACTAATCCTATTACTTTGGCAACCAAAGGCGTATCAAAGACTGCTGATATGGCAAGCGCACTTGTCAAAGGCGGTTTAGGCTTGAAAACAGGCGTAGGCACAGAGCCAATTACCCAAGCGGTCAAAGCGGGTCGTGAAGGCAACCAAACATTTGTAGAAAATATGCGTGGCACAGTTCCAATGATGCAAGTCTTGGATGATGCTAAATCTAACCTTGCCAAGATGAATTTAGACAAGCAAGCCGAATATCGGTCTGGCATGGTCAACATCAAGAACGACAAAACCCAATTAGATTTCACAGGCATTGACCAAGCCATTGCTGACGCACAGAAATATTCGTCTTACAAAGGTAAGGTGGTCAATCAAGGCGCAGCCGATGTTTTAACCGACATTAAAGCCAAGGTCGATGATTGGAAGAATTCTGACCCTGCTCAGTACCACACCCCAGAAGGTATAGATAAGTTAAAACAAAGCATTTGGGAGTCTATTGAGAAACTTCCTAGAGAGTCTAAAACGGCTTACTCGGCAGCTAAAGAGGTCTACGATTCTGTAAAGAAAGAAATCAGTAAGCAAGCCCCTGAGTATTCCAAAGTAATGTCGGACTACTCTCAGTCTAGTGACAAGATCAAAGAAATTGAACGCGCCTTATCGTTGGGAGACAAAGCCTCTGCCGATACCGCAATGCGTAAATTGCAGTCTTTGATGCGAAACAATGTCAATACCAACTATGGAAATAGATTGGAGATGGCAAAGGAATTAGAGAAAGCAGGCGGTAATGAGATGATGCCTGCACTAGCGGGTCAGGCAATGAGCAGTAAATTGCCCAGAGGTTTACAAAGCGCGACAAACATTCCATCATCTTATTTGGCGTATGGAGTCGGTGGGCCTGCGTTGGCTGCGGCTGACCTTATGGCATCTTCACCCCGTTTAGTCGGTGAAGCGTCATATAAATATGGACAATTGGCAAATGCTTTAGGGCAAGCCACCCAACCCGTGACAAACTTAACAGGCAAAGTTCCTATGACAGCACAACAGGCTAGATTAGCGGCTTTATTGGCAGCTCAACAACCACCTCGGATTGAGTTAAACAATATGCTACCCAACAGACCATAAGGAAAATCCATGTCGTACAACGGAAGTGGAACATTTAACATCAATACTACTGGTCAACCAGTAGTAGCAGGCACAGTCATCACAGCATCAGCGTTTAATGCGTTGACTGCTGACCTAGCCACAGGACTGACAACCGCCATCACCAAAGACGGACAAACTACTACAACGGCTCGGATTATTTTTGCCCAAGGCACTAGGGATTCCACTTTGACAGCCTCTAGCGCGGTGGCAACAGATGCGTCTAAAAATCTTGTAAGCGTTACTAATACGGGTACTGGTAACAATGTATTGGCTACATCTCCAACCATTACAACTCCAGTTATCAGTTCACTTTCATCTGCATCTGCTACTGCTTTGACATTGCAATCTGCTGGCACTACGGCAGTAACTATTGATACTTCACAGAATGTGGGGATTGGTACTACTACTTCAAACATTAGTGGACAAACCAGTTCTGTTCGCGTTTTAACCCTTCAAGGCCCAACCACATGGAGTGGAGTAGAAGTTGGCACAAGTGCTAGTGACAGCGCAGATGTCTTATTAGGGTTTTATGGGTTCACATTTCCATCAAACTCTACAAACTATAAATTACCTGCTTACATTGGTGCGTTTAGTGAAGGCGCAACCGCCAACCAACGAGGCGCAAATATGCGCTTTTTTACTCAAGCAAACGCAACAGCAGGGGCAACAGAGCGTATGCGTATCAACTCCTCTGGTAATGTGGGGATTGGTACTACAAGCCCTGCGGCTACGTTAGACGTTACTAACGGGGCTTCTCCTGCTTCTCGACTGCGTGTAGGTGTTGGAGCAGGTGCAGCAAATACTCTGTATAGCACTTTAGCTGCTGGAGATTATGTTAGTTTTGAAACCAACAGCGCAGAACGAGCCCGTATCGACTCTAGCGGTAACTTGCTGGTGGGGACTACAAGTTCTGCTTATAGCAGTACTACCTACACCACAATAGCAAAAAGTGGTGCTTCTATACAGCTTGCTTTGCAAAGAACTGGTGGAGGTGCTGGCTATTCTGGATTAGGTGCAGACGATACATTTCTTTTTAATGTATACGATAGTGGAACAGTAAAACGATTTACTGTTACTAATGGCGGTTCTTGCCAAAACTATACAGGTTCTTATGCGGCTTTTTCTGATTTAAAACTAAAAGAAAATATTGAACCAGCAAGAGGATATTTAGCAGACTTACAAAGAGTCAATGTTGTTAAGTATTCTCTCAAAGCAGATAAGCAACCAAAAGCAAATATGCTTGGTGTTATTGCTCAAGAGTTGGAACAAATTTTTCCAAGCATGGTTGAAGAAAATGCGGATTTTGATAGTGCTGGTGAAAAGTTGGAAACAACAACTAAAACAGTCAAATACAGTATTTTTGTGCCTATGCTTGTAAAAGCAATCCAAGAACTAAAAGCAATAAACGACACACAAGCCGAAACATTGACTCAGCAAACTGAGGCAATCAACGCGCTAACCGCCCGTGTGGTGGCTTTGGAAGCTAAAGCATGACAAACCAAGAAGAAACAGTAGGGGCTATTGCTGCCAAGGTAGCACCGCCAGTAGGCGTGTCATTGGCAACCGTCTATGGCTATCAAGTAAGCGAGCTGGTGCTATGGGCTACGCTTGTTTACACCATCTTGATGATTGGTTTAAAGATATACCAAATCTACAAAGAGGTGAAAGATTGAACCTACTCTCATCTTCGCTGGATGCAAGCTTGCCTATGAAGGAATCAAGACGGCAGTTCAAGCATATCAAGACATCAAGAAGACTGGTGGTGAGGTTGCAGGTATCGCTGGTGAGGTCGGTGGGTTACTTTCGAAATTCTTTCACGGTCAAGACCAGCTAGAAGAAGACTACAAAAAGAAGACAGAAGAGACTAAGGAGTTAGCGAAGCAAGGCAAGGTTAAGAATGTAACCATGCAAGCGATTGACAATGTAATGCACGTCAGGCAGATCAGACAGTATTACAAAGACCTTGAGCACATGGTGCGTTACGAGCTGGGAATGCCAGACTTGTGGGTGGAGATTCAGGCAGAGAGAGACAAGCTGATAGAGGAAGCAAGAGTAATTACTCAACTGCAACAGCAAGCCGAGAGGCAAGCCGATCTGAAAAGGCAGTTAAGGATTGACAGATTCAAGCAAAGACTCAACATATATGTTGCATTGCTGGCTGCCAAGTTCTCTATCATTTTGGTTTTATTTGGTTTAACTTGGCTTGTCACTTGGGACAGGGAGTGGCGATGGGGATACTAAGGTGGGCTATTGCTGGTGTAACTCTACTCTTGGTGGCTGCCATCATTGTGATTGCGTCTTGGTTTGTGCGCGAGCACGATAAGAGGGCTAATTACTACAAGAAAGAACTTCAGATTTGTTGGAGAAATAAATGATACCTATTGGCGCACTTTTAGACATTGGTGGAAAGATACTAGACAAGGTATTTCCTGATCCAGCTCAAGCTGAACAAGCCAAACTAAAGCTCCTTGAGATGCAGCAAAACGGTGAGCTGGCAAAACTCAATGCAGATGTTGCTGAGTCACATGAGTTGACAGAGCGACTTAAGGCAGACATGGGTTCTGATTCTTGGCTGTCCAAGAACATCCGTCCCATGACCTTGGTGTTTATTTTGATTACCTACACAACCTTTGCCATGATGAGCGCATGGGATATTGAGGTCAATAACAACTATGTAGAACTATTAGGTCAATGGGGAATGTTGATTATGTCGTTTTACTTTGGGGGTAGAACGCTAGAGAAAATCATGGACATGAAATCTAAAAAGTAATTGGAAAGAATATGCTATTAACACCACATTTTTCTTTTGAAGAGTTAACAGTAACTGATCACAGAGAGTTTGACAATATCCCCAACAGTTCCGAGATCAACAACCTTAAACGTTTAGCAGAAATGCTAGAAGAGGTTAAGACATTGCTTGGTGGCAAACCTATTATGGTTAACAGTGCCTTTAGGTCTGCTCAAGTAAATGCATCAGTGGGCAGTAAGGATACAAGCCAACACCGTGTGGGATGCGCTGCTGATATACGGGTGCCAGGTCTTACGCCTGACCAAGTAGTGCAAGCCATTAAAAACTCACCAATACAGTTTGACCAACTTATAAGAGAGTTTGATTCTTGGACACATCTGTCTGTGCCAAACAACCCATCTGGCTCGCCACGCAAACAAGTATTAGTGATTGATAAACAAGGCACACGGGCTTATTCATAAATCGTTCATATTGGCAACGTCTAATACGCAACATGAAAATACAGCGTGTAGACGTTCGCCATGATTCTGTAAATACGAGATTGTCGGTACTTCAAAAGAAGTGCCTACCTTATGATAAAGCCTATGACGTATCTAATGGATATTGGTGGATTGCTACTAAGGATGGCGTGGATTGTGGTTTCGCAGGTCTTGTTTATTCTTCTCGCTGGTCT